GAGTAGTCCGGGATAAAGCTCGTAGATGCCGGACCGAGAGAGGCCCCAAGGAAAAGATGATCGAACAGCCCGCCGGTGACAATTCCTTGATTGTAGTAGGTCGCTTCGCTCCCGCTGTCCTGCGGGCACGTCACTCCGGTCGAGGAGTAATCCCCGCCCGCCTCAGTCCAAAGCTCGTACTTCCCACTTGCGTCCGTTCGCGCACCGTCCATCCATTCGGCGTACGTCGAGCCGTGGAACGCAAATTCTTCAATGCCGCGATACTTGCACAGCGCCGCGTTCTGACGATTCGCCTCCGGTACGAGTTGGAAGGTTTTTTGCTCAATTACGGCTCTGCCGAGGATTTCGTGCCATTCCTGGAGGCTGACCATGTGATGTCCTTCGCCGATCCCAGCGGCCGCGTCCTTGAACGCCTGCCAACTCACGCTGCCCCAATGCGTCTTTCCCGGCTGACTACCGGGCGCACCACTGTTATTGAACGCACGGTACGTTCCCCAGAGGAACCGTTCGAGCCATGATCCATTTCTCTTGAATGCCCCCGGATTCGCGGTGAAGCCGTCGAGGGGAACGTCGGAGATCCACATGCACCATTTGCCGTCGGCGTCGCTTCCTCCCGGCCCTGTGCCGCGCTTCCAGTAGGCGCGCGGAATGCTCCGGAAATAGTTCCCGCCCACGAGCACTTCGGGGAAGCTGAACGCCGGGTGCGCGTCGAAGTCGGCCGTCGTCAGCGTGATGATGTTTCCGTTTTCGTCGATCCAGTCGAGGCCGACGCCGTTGGCGCTCTTTGCACCGGTCGCGGCCACGCCGAACACCTGCGCCAGCCTGACGCAACTCTCCGTCCACGCGACGCCCGTGCTGTACTCGAATCCGTCTTTTGTCGCGGAGGTGAGCGCCTGCGCGCTGTCCACGTCGCCGCCGGGGACGCTCTGCCCCGTCCACGTCTCGCCGGGCTCCCACGCTGTTTCCGAGGACTGGCCGCCCGCGAAGGCCTCGCCGTTCATGATGGTGACGGACGAGCGGTAGAGGAACGTCTTCGACAAATCGTACTCCTGCGTCACGGGGTTCTCGGTCATGACGCGCCTCTGGGCTCCCGATGTCGCGACGCTTTTGACGCGCACGGCCTCCTGCTTGACGCCGTCGGAGAGCACGTAATTAGCGCCCACGACCACGCCGGAGAGGTCCTCCACGTCGACGGAGTCGTCGCCGCTGAAGGCGTTCGTCACCTTCACCCGCGTCTGGTCGATCTGGTCGGGGTTGTCGAAGGTCTCCACCATGACGGCGTCCGCGTCGGGGTATTTCCCCTCGGCGTCGAGCGTCAGCATGATCGATGTGATGATCCGCTCCAGGTGATCCACCTGCCAGCTCAGCGCCCCCATCTCTATTCCTTGCAGGCGCGCCAGCTCCGCGCGGATTTCGTCGAGTATCGCCTGCCACTCTCCGCTGCCCGGAATGGCGGCCTCAAGCTCCGCAGCCTTCTGCTTCAGCCACTGCGTCCGCCGGACAAGGGCTTCGGCCTGCGTGTTCTCCGGACTGCCCGGCCCGCCGGCCGCGAATTCCCCCGGCATGATCATTTTTACCTGCTCCGGATAGACGGGCGTTCCCGGCTCCGGAATCGGCGTGAAATCGCTCATAAGTTCGCCTCCTTAAAATCGTATGATCCAGTACCCTTCCACTTCAATGTCGCTGTCCTTCGCGATCGCGCCGTTGCCGGTGCGTATTCTGCGGGCGAACATCGTTCCGTCCTCCGTAAAAAGTCCGAACTCGCGGATCGAAAGCCCGTTCGCGTCGCCAGTGCCGAACAGGAAGTTGAAACGCACATTCGGCGTGGGTTCGACCGATTCCGGCCATGTGACCACGCCGTTCACCACCTCCGCGTTGGCGAATGTCACCGACGCGACCGGAACCTTCACCTCGTCTGTCAGGCCGCTCTGATCCGGTGCAGGCGGTTCGTTCGATGAACCGACGCCAACGAAGGCCCCTTCCCCGCCTATTCCCCCGGCGAAGAGGCGCGCTATGGCGATGCGGCCGTTGGTCATGATCATGTTCTTCTCGCTGAACGTTTCGATCACGACGCCGTTCTTGCGGACCGTATAAAAAAGCTGCCCTTGCGCGGGGCAGCTCTCGGAAAACTGGATCATCATATCCACTCCTTTTCGATTACGCCGCCGTACTGTACTCCTCCGCCGTAGCTGAAAGCTCCGTAGGCGACATCACCGTACTTCGGGCAGCCGTCGCCGTAGCTGAAGCGCCCGTAGATCAGCGGCTTCTTCACGGTGATCGCCGCTCCGGCGTCGACCGGCCCTTCGTGCTGGCCGTAGGGGAATTCGCCAAAGCGCTCCTGCCCGTAGATGGCCGGGACGACGTGCTGCTCGACGAAGGGCGCGAAACGTACCGTTTGCAGCTCCATCAGGTCGGGCATGTCGTCGCCGTACCTGGGCGTTCCGGGGAGGCCTCCGCCGTAGACGGCGTGCTGATCTCCGTAGCTGAACGTGCCGTAGGTGAGCATGTCGCCGTAGTCGAAGAAGCCGTACCGCAGCCCCCGCCACGGGTAGAGGTCGAGGAGGGGGTAGCGGGCGGAGATGTGAACGCCTGCGTCTTCGATCTCGTTGAACTCGTCGAGCATCCACACTCCCATTGATAATGTGTCCAGGTGCGTACGCGTCGACTTCGCGCAGTCGAACGCCCGTCGTATCAGATCTTTGGACGCTGCAGAAATGCCGAAGTCGTCCCCGACCCACACTTTCAACCTGGCGAGATACGGATCACCCCCGAATTCCCACCAGTCGAGATATTCGGCCTGAAACCCGAGATCCGCGAGGAGTTTCTTCACGGCCCACGGAGTACCCTTTTTCCGATGCCATGGAATCGACCCGGCCACCAAATTCCGGCGGGCGGTCAGGGAGAGCCCCTGCGGCTCGTAGAAATCGACGTGAAGCTGCCATGCGAGCAAGTCGACGATGTGCGCCGGTAAATCGCGGAGCCTCGGGAAGATGAGCGCCTCCGGAATTGCCGCGGAAACCTCCGCAAGCTGCGGATCGATGCCCTCCGCTCCGGCTTGTACTTGCTCGTCGACGCCGATCGACGAGGGAAGAATATCCTTCAGCGAGACTTCGAGCAGGTTAGCCATCTTCAAAGCCCTCGAAGGTCACGGTGATTCCCGTGCATTTCGCGACCTGCGCGGGCGTCAGCTCAGTGAAGACGGGGGTGGTGACGGCGACGCGCTTCGCTCCCGCGCCCACGATGGCCGCTATCAGCTTCGACGGGTTGATGTCGCGCCCCAGCGCTTCGCACTGCCACGCCACGAAGGTCTGTACCGCAGCCTCGACGGCGAGCACGATACCGTCCCCCATCGAGGCGCGCTTTCTGTCGATCCAGTACCCCAGATCGATACTGTATTCCTCCTGCACCGGCGAGAGGACGGATACCAGATCCGATGTCGGCCTGATATCCTCAGCCGAGCAGATCGCGTCGACGGCGTCCAGAATCTCCTCCGACGGAAGCTCCCCGCCCGAAAGCAGCGGGTAAATATGCACCTCTCCGGGGATCGGCGATACCACCGACACGTCCGAGATGCTCTGATGCGCCGTGCGGGCCCAATACTCGTACGCTCCGGTAGGGCCGCCCACGCTGAATTTTTCCGGGGCGATTTGAATCCGTTCGCGGAGGCTGTCGTCGCTCTCCGTGTCCGCGCCGCCTGTTGTTGTTGTGATGTTTTCGACCGTCCGCACCCAGGGGAGCGGGTCCACAATCTTCGAAATCTGCCCCGGCATGTACCCGTTGCCTATCGCCCCCGCCGTCATGCACGCGGCTTCCACCTCGGCGACGATTTCCCCCGGCGCTATCGATACCGGAGCCGTCGTGGAGAAGTAGAGGTCTCCTCCGCCGGGAGTCGCCCGCGTCCCGATCGGGATGATCGTCGCCCCCGGCTGCGCGGCCGACAGGGTGAAACGGAGCGTCGTCAGCGCGGCGGTCGCCGGGAGTCTGTATACTCCGAGGAGCGCCCCGAGATGGTCTAAGTACCCTTCGGACGAGTAGGCGAGCAGGTTCTGCTTGCCGGTGAAGTCGATCAGGGCGCGCTGCTGCACGATCACCGAGGCGATGGTCAGCAGGAAGAGCCTGACGGGGTCGCCCGGCGCGAGAGACCTTCCGGACGCCTGTTCATAGGCGCGCACGATCTCCCGCTCCACCTCGGCGGCGTCCTTGACGGC